GAAAAGGGTCAAAAGGCCATGGCCATCGTCGACCTGAACCAGATCTGGTTCATCGATAACAAGTTCGGCGTCACCATCCGACTTCAGCAGGCTCTGTTCGAGGAGTCCACCAAGCTTCCTTCCTTCGCGTTCCAGGGAGTTACCTTCCCCGGCGCCGCCGCTGCCACCGAAGAGGAAGACGACGACGATGAACTCGAGGTCGACGTGGACGAAGATCACTAATCTCTATGTTTAGTACAAACGTTTAAAGAATAATCACATTCATATGTCAAAGATGTCTTTCTCACTCGCCGCTCGTGTTACCCCCATGCGTAATGTCAAAACTCGCGTGTTCACCGACCCGACGCAATACGATACAGAAATCAACACGGCGCGTGGGTTTAGCCCTACTTTCGACGCTCGTGTCGCCGCGACTAAGGCGGTCTTGAAACGGGTTCCTCAACTCGCCGTGACCGTACCCGATGTCATGCAGGCGCAGGACTTCTGGGCACAATCTATCGTGGACATTTCCAATTCTTTCCTCGCGGGTGAAGATTACGTCAGCCTCGCGGGCGAGCGCGCGGGTGAGTTGTACGGGTACGATCACTCCAACGTACTCTTCAAACCCACCAAAGCTTCACAACAGCAGTTCCGACCCACCGCCGGCGATGCCATGTCCTACTTCGTGGGTCACGACGCCGTGATTAGCGGGTACAAAGAAGATCAAGGCTTCGCCATCAACGCCAAGAAGGGCTTCAGCGAGGTCGTCTTCGATAATCACCAAATTGACTGTCACGGCGACGTGGCGCACGCCATGGGTACTTACGAGTTCACGTGTGCCACTACCGGTGAAATTTCGGAGGTTGAATATACCTTCGGGTACAAACGTAACGACGACGGGAAGGTACGCATCTGTTTGCATCACTCGTCCATCCCTTACGAGTCGGGTAATAAGACGTCTCACATGAAACGTGTAAAATCACACGTGAAGCGTAAGATCATGTTCGACCCAGACCAATACGATTCCGAAGCGAACGAAGGTCGCATCGTCGTTTAAAATATTTGTTTAGTGTATAATGGATTGCTCCGTGTCGACTGTCAAGGTCACGGACGAAACGGGTACCTCTCGAGGTGTCGAAATCGTTCCCAGCGGGTGTGAACCAGTCAGCGAGGATGTCTGCAAATCGGGGTTCATGGCACCCGCCGAGAACGTATCGTTCCCCAAAAACGCACTTAAACAATGTTGCAAATGCCGGAAAGGTGAGACGTGTGCCCTGTGCGCGGACCCGTCGGCGTGTACTGACGAAGAGAAGGAAAAATTCGTCGGGATCAAGGATTGTTTTGGTATGGTCGAAGAGGAAGAGGAAGAGGAAGAGACCGAGGCCGAGGCCGAAGCTGATGCCGAGTCGGTGGAGACCGCGACCGCGGCCGAGGTGGAAACCAAAAGTTCGGGGATGTTCATGTATTACGCGATAAGCGTGTGTTGTGTGATTTCCATCGTGATGTTCATGATGTCCAGGGGAGGAGGCCGTAGAAATAATATGATGTACTAATAATAATGAAACTCCACGTCCTCGCCGTTATCGTCATCGCGATTATCGTACTCGTCACCATGATGAATAAGTCATCGTCGTCTAACTATACTGTTTACGGCACCAAAGGTTGCCCGTGGTGTCGTAAACAGATAGAGTATTTCGAAAAGAATGGAACGTCATTCAAATTCGTCGATTGCAACAAACAATCGTGTAAGGGTATGGATGCGTTCCCCACGATCGTCTCTCCCTCTGGTGAAAAAACTGTCGGGTACAAAGAATTTTAGATACCGCGAATGACCTGCATGGAGATGGACAGGATGAACGCGTCGAGCATGCTGGAGATGGGCTTGAGCACGGTGATGTGCTTGGACAGGGAACGGTTCCATACGAGACGGAGGATAAAGGTAGAGATGAGGATGTTCAGAAGGAGAACGAGGATCTCCTTGACGACCTCGGACCGGTTACGGGACTTGGTAAAGATTTCCTGGAGCATTTTACTATAAATTGAGATTTTATTTCCCGAGTTAAAGTAATGAACAAGGTGAAAACGCTTCCCCTGAGTGGATCCGAATCGCGGTACACGACCAAGCGTTGGGGCTCGAAACGCGGTATCGGGAATAATAATTGTTATGCCTACGCTATCGGCGATTACGAATCGTACCGCTGGCAAAAAGCGATCCCAGGGGATCGATCCGGCCTGTCGGGTTTAAACCATACGTACACACACTGTACTGATCTTCCTCGGCGCGTTATTTCCGATAACCCGAAAAGGGTCTACAAGACGGACGCCGCTAAAAAGTGCAAGCGTGGGTACTTCAAGATGATGATGTTCGTTTCGCCTGGGCGACCGATGAATTACATTCGTCAAGGTGATTTCCACTTTTACAAGCAACACGGCGTCGTCGAGTACAAGGTGAAGAAGGGCGATACGATCACCTCGGTCGCTAAGTTTTTCAAGGTTCCCGAAAGCCGGGTCAAACGTGCCGGTCAATTCAGGGTGGGTAAGCGTCTCGTCTTCAAAAGTAATCTGTGGAGCCACAAGCGTGGCTGGGCCACGGGTCCTCTCCTGACGGACGCAAAGGGGAAGATCATCAAGGATCCTCGTAAGGCTTCGAGGAACTATCCTGGGTTAAACTACGAACGGTACTGTAGCTCATTCTGTGTCAAGAAGAGAGGCGTCAAGGTCGGCAAGACCCACCCCAAGGTCGGCCAGAAGCGAGTTTAGATCGTCGAGTTCTGCGACGTCGAAGTTAAAATCGAAAATGTCGAGGACGTTTAGCACGGACTGCTCATTCAATACCACGGCGTTTGCCTCCGCCGTGATATTGTTCGTGATCGAAACCGTCACTTTAAAATTCGAACCGTCGAATACTTTTCGGCAGAGAGGACAGGTATTCTTACCTCGTTCTTTCCATGCCTCGAGGCAAGATGTGTGAAAGACGTGTCCGCACCGGAGCGGGGGGTTCGCTCGTGTCGGTCGGACCTCGTTCAAACAAATTGAACATGTTGGCATCCTATTGTTACAAATCTAAATATTTTTTTGGTCTAGTACGCGTTTGGGGTCTTGAGGAGAGGCTTATCGCAGGTGTTGCACTTCCCTGTACCCTGCTCCGCCTGCACGGCAGCCATGATCTCGGGGCCCTGCTTCTGGAGAAGCTGGCGGAAAGAGTAGTTGTCCTCGAGGGAGATCCCGTTGTTCTTCATGATGTGGTTGTTCAGAAGCTGGATGGACGACTGAACGGTGAAGCATCGACCATCGGCCATACCGAGTCGCTGAGACATTTTATTATACGCTCAGAATTTAATTCGGTGGTTGGTCGTCGTGCACATCCATGACTTGAATCCCTTGGACTTGAGACGTTCCACCATCGGTCCACACCTGTACCCAAGGAAAATATCGAAGACGTCCTTATCGGCCTCGGGGACGGCCTTGACCCTGATCTTTTCGTTCTCGTTGATATGGTTATTGATGATCATATACGCGAAAGCGATCTCTTTCAGGGTCTCGGCGCCTGTGATGATAATCTTCCCAGTTGAGAAAATCGAGGTGGTGATTTCCTTCATATCTTCTGAGGGTTTGAACTTGATTTTAACAGCTGAATACCGATCCGGCTCGAAGGATACCTTGAAAATGTCACCGAAATTTTCAAACCAGTCCGCCACCTCACGAAGGTTGACGCTGTAGTTGAGACTGAAGTTCGAGTTGATCATCACCACCCTGTACGTATCCGTCGGTATGTCCGTCTCAATTTCCAGGAAACTTTTGAGGATGTGTGTGAGCTGAACGATGATCCGCTTGCAATCGAAGAGGTCGCAACACCCCGCGACCTGAACCGAGCCGTTCGGGAACACCTTCACAGATTTCGTACTGTACGTGTCGTTGTAGGTCAAGGTGACCTGATTGTAGAACGTAGTCGGTTTCAGCTTCCATTCGAATCCATCCGCTTTCGAACTCTTCCGTTTCATCTTGAGCGAGCCGACCATCTCGAAGAGGGTCCGCAGTTTCTTTATGTCGACGGTGTGACCGATATTCGATACCATGGTGATCGTTGTGATCTTCACCCACGAGGGGCACAACTTCTCGGGGAGGTTCTCGCGTATGTCATCGAGCGTCAACAAATATGAGAAGGAATTGTTGGCGATCGACGAGTACATCTTGCATGATATTTAAAGGACCTTCGCCTTCTTAGGCTTCCATTTTACAACACGTGTAGTCGTATCTGTAGACCGAATTTTCCTCGGGTCTCGGAAACGGTGGGATGACGGTACCGTCCTCGGCTGTCGCACCCGCCTTGAGCTGGAATCGAGTGAGCACCTGATCTTCGCCGGGGCACTTGACGTCCATCCCCTGAAGTCCCATGGCACCGTCCGTCACGAGGTTCTCCGGTTTGAGCGCGCCGCTCGTCGTCTCATAGTTTTGACACTGCCCGCTCGTGGGTGCGACGAGGCATTTATACAGGTACTGGGTGGTATTCATGTAATGATTGCTCGGGTCCACAATGAAATCATACCTGAACTGACTAATGGGTGTTTCGCCGACAGAAGCCAATTCGGTCCTGTTCTCATCGCTCGTACCTCCGATACCACCTACGTCGCATCGCGCGTTGTGTCGATACATGGTCCGGAGATCGAACCTTTTGCCGTCAATGACTTTTTTGCTTTCACCCTTGAACACCTTCGGCGTTCCTTGAGTCTCGTCGAAAATCTTCGCGTCGATACCTTTTAAACACGTGTAGTCGTACTTGTACAGTCCACCGCCGCAAGGCGATAATTTAAACTGCTTGACGGCGTTCCGACCGCAGTCGACTTTCATCGCGAGGTCGTGGATGTTCGCCGAGCAGGGTGTAGACCTCTTTTCCTCGTAATAATTTTTACTCCGTCGGAGCGAAATCAAATCCGCCAGGTCCTCGGATGTGTTTTCGTCGGCCTGGTCGAAGATCGCCTGTTGCGCTTCATCTTCATTGTAGAGCGCGGAAAGTTCGTTCCTGTACGCCTGGAGTTCGTCGTCCTCCATGACGGTGTCACTGCTTCCCATGGCCTTGTTTCTAGGGTTCAAATACATGTACACCGGCGTGGCGCAACTCAGTGCCGAAGAAAGGCCCAACAAAAGTAGCAAACCCGTGGCCATATTATAATACTTAGAGAAATAAATTGTTTACCTTCTAATGTCGACCCTGACAGAAGCCAAGCATGTCTACGATATCGAATCGGACCTGGAATTCGTAGAGATCACATACAAAAAACGAAACCGCACCTATACCGATTATATCAATACCCAACCCCTCGGTTGGACCCGAATCTCCTGCGCGGCGAACTACTATAAGTTTTTAGACGCGATGGTCGTCAAGACCGTCGAGGTTCTTCAGCGCATGGCCGAGTTAGGCCTCGAGGATATTGTACACGGGGAGCGCGGCCCCAGATTATGGGTCAGACTCATGCACGCCGTCCGAATTCTAGATCCCACGTTCCAGCCACCTCGCATAGATATGGAAAGTGCTTGGCAAGTGGAGTTCATCGCCGAATCGTGTAAAAAATATATTCCGACTGCTATTTATACCTGCATTTCGAAAAAGCGCCTGTCGTATTTTAACGACGTAATGCAAAGACTAGCGCAAGAAGAATGAGCACGACGAGCGCGATTTTCGTCGAGTCGGGGGTGTTCTTCGAAACGCCCACGGTGACGACCTTGGGCTTTCGGCACGCGACGCCGTAATCGATGTTGTACCTGGGATGGACGACCTTGTTCATGACGTTCTGTTCGGTCTGCTTCGCGCAGAGGTTGGTGTCGCAGAACGGACTCTTCTTGACCTTGTAAATCTCACCGACGCCGGTCTTATCGAGGAGTCTCTGTTCGGTGTCACTCGGTCTATTCCTGGGAATGCTGTCTTTCGAGTAGTACTCCCCGATCTCCGTCCTGTCCGTCTGTCGAATGCCGCCTGGGAGGCTGAATTCGTGCACGACGAACGGGTTGATCTTATCGATGGAATCTTGTTCGTTCATCATCTTGTTATTAACTCAGATAAAATTTTTGGTTCATTTTGGATTGGTGTTCGAGCCACATCTTGTCAAGGTCCACGTTGAGCATGTGGGCCAGCTGGAATAGGTAACTGAAGACGTCCCCCATCTCTACCATGACGTCCGTTCCTCGGTCCTTTTTCAGGTTTGTTTTCTTGAACGTCCTCTTGTACTGACGGATCGCCGACGCGAGTTCGCCGACCTCCTCCGTCAGTAGAAGCCACACGGTATCCACCGCGGCGCGGTCCCATCCCTTCTTCTCACAGATTCTCTTCGTCTCACTCTTGTAGTAGTTCAGACTCATGTTTGCTTATTCATCTTACGGAGCTACTCTTTAATTACATGCCAATCTGATTGCGGGGGAGTTTCTTTCCAGCGGTGCTGGTGTTGACCGGCCTGTCCATGGGTTCGGCGATCGTCTCGATCTCCCTGGCGTAGGCCATGTACTGGGACACACCGGTTTGGACCTGGGTGAGGGAACTGTCGATGACGCGAACGT